GCAGGGCGCCGGCCAGCCCGAGGGGCAGGGCGTTGGAGCCAAGGAGCCAGCCGAGCCCCTTGGCCAGCAGGGTCATCATCAGTCGCGCTCCACCGTCTCCGGCCGGCCGCGGCAGGGCCGTGCGGAGAGCTCGCAGCGCCAGTAGGTGACGCCCAGCCACTTCTCGCGAATTTTTCCGGTGAAGGTGTCGGCGATGCCCACGGGGGCGCAGTGAATCTGCGGGTTCTTTTCGCCATTGGGCCCGACCGCCCGATGGAAGTCGGTATAGACCTCGCCGTAGCGGAACGAGACCTGGCCGCGCCAGATGCGCATGGCGAAGATCTCGGCGTTCTCCTGGCTGTTGGCCTTCTCGCCGGTCGCGGTCACGACACCCGCACACAGGCTGCGATAGTCCCTGCGGCCTTCCCAGCCGGCGGTGTGGACGTGGCGACGGCGCACGTGGCGGATGTGGTTGGCCCTGCGCTCGGCTCGCTTCTCGGCACGCCATTCGCGGCGGCACTGGCGGTCGGAGAGGCACTGGTCGGCCGTCATGTAGCCGTAGGGCCCGGCGTCGGCCGCGCAGCCGGCCAGGATCGCCGCAACGACGGCGAGCAGCATTGAGCGCATGTGGATTACCTTCCCAGGTTGGAGCCGTTCTGGTGCGCGGTCAGCCGCGCCACGATCACGTCGCCGAAGGCGCGCCAAGCCCATACGCCGCCGACGATCAGCACCAGCGGCAGCAGATTGCGCAGCCCCCACTGTACCGCCGACAGCGCCGGCACCGCGGTCGCGTGCAGGCCGGTGATGCCGGACATGGCGCCTTTCAGTATGTCGAGCGCGCCCAGCATGTCGGCGGCCAGCGTGCCGCCGGTGTAGAACGCGGCTTGGCCGGCGGCCTTGGCCCGGCGTCCGGCCGCGACCTCCGTGCTGCCGGCGGCCTCCAGGTCCCTAGCCGTGGCTTCCGTGCGCTCCGGCGACAGGGGTGCCGGCTCTGCCGCCTCCAGGGCGGCCATGGTGGCGGGGCCGACGATTTCCGCCGCCTCCAGCGTGGCGCCTCCTCTTGCCGCGTCCAGCTTGAAGCCGGCCACGGCGCGCGCCATAGCCGGCCCGAAAGCGTCGTCGACGGCGCCCACCGGGTAGCCGAGGTCGCGAAGCCGCACCTGCACCAGCCGCACCTTGGGCCCGTGCGCCCCGAGGCGCAGCACGTCCGCCGGCGGCAGCTGCTCACCGGGGCCCCACACAGCCCATGCGCGTGCGAACCACTGCTGGCGATGGTCCCACCCGACCGGGTCCCGGCTCGAGTAGGGGTTGCCGCGGTTGATGGCATTGGAGATGGCGCGGCTGTAGTTGCTGTCGGCGAACTGGTTGTTGGGCTCTAGGCTCCAGAACCAGATGGCGGCGCTGAGCGACACATCCGGCTGCTCGATCAGGTCCGGATCGTTCTCCAGGTCGATGCCGATCGCCATGCCGCAGTCGCGGTAGTTGGACCGGCCGGTGAGCTGAATGAGACCGCCGCCGCGGTAGCGCCAGCCATCGTCCCCGCCCTCGTTGCCCTTGACCTTTCCGTAGGCGAGGTTGGCGAGAGCCTGCGGATCACCGCGCGCGGCGATGATCCTGGGGTCGGCGGCACCCAGGGGGAAGCGCGACGGCCACATCGCCTTCATGCGTGCGCCGGTCCAGCGGGTGTCCTCGCGCATCTTCCGGAGCCTGCCCGATTCGGTCGTGACCTGCGCCAGGAAGTGACACCAGCGCAGCGGCCGGTCGATGCCGGCCATGGCGAGCGCGGGGCCGCCGGCGGCAAGCGCGTCTATATGGGCCGGCAGCGCGTGCGGGGCGAACCGCTCCAGGTCGGCCTTGGCGATGTGCATCAGTCCTCCAGGGTGGCGATCTCGCGCACCGCGACATCGGCCGTGGCGTCGATGTCGGCGCCGGTGGCTTCGTCGATCTCCGCCGAGGTGCGGGCGAGGATGGCGTAGACGTGCGTCATGCGGCGCTCGCGCACCTGCCGGTCCTCTATGATCCGCTGTGCGAGCTCGGCGACGCCGATCTTGAGGATCCCGGCCTCGGGCTCCAGCAGCGCCATCGCATGCACGTTCTCGTTGCGGGCCTTCAGCGCCAGCTCGTAGCGCATCTGGTCGCTGACGGTGGCCTGGCCCTTGCGGTTCACCGCCTCCGTCACCCGCGCCTTGGCCGCCGCCCGGCGCTCGATGTCGACGGCCTGCATCGGCGCTTGCGCCTGCGGGACAGGCCATCCCATGAGCGTCGGCTGGATCACGACGGGTGCCGTATCCCAGCTCTGCAGCACGGGCTTCACCGGGGGTGTCCCGCCGGATGCCGCCTGCGGCGCGCTGCGGAGCCCGCTGGCTGCGATCCCGGACCCGGCCGGTGTCTGGGCCTGGGGCGGGGCCGGTGGGGCTCCTGGGGCTTCCTGGGCGGGTTTTTGGCGCAGGGCCGCCGACAGCCCGCAGGCTTCCTCGTATGTGATGGGCTCCAGGCCGCGCTCGGCTGCCCATTTCACCTTGCAGAACATCGGGAAGGCGGGGCGTGCGGGGTCGATGTAGTACCCGGCAGCGGTCGGCTTTCTCATAGGCAGAAATCCCTTGCGATCAGCGCCAGCAGGATGGCGGTTCCAATGACGACGGCGAGCCAGAAGCGCCCATGCGCGGCCGGCTCCTCTCGTAAGCCCTCCAGGCCCGGGCCTCGTCGATCGCCATGGCCTTCCTCTCGTCGAGCCAAATGGGGCCCCCGTTGGATGATCTGCGCCAGGCATCACGATAGCGTCGGTCGGCCGGCAGGTCGGCCGTATCCCACAGCTCGTGAGCGACCCCACGATGGCCGCAGGTCGCATCGCGGAGGATGCCGTAGGCTTCCGCGGTCGAAGCGCCACCGAAGGCCAGCGCCAGACACAGCCGGCGGGCGGCGTCAGGGAGCATGCCGCGCGCGATCTTGCGCTCGATCTGCGCGTCGATGAACCCACGCGGCATGTGTGCCCACAGTCCGCCCGACGCCATCCGCCGGATCGTCCGCGGCGATGGGTGGAAGACGTTCACGCCGCCGTCCCGGCGCGTGTAGACGATGCAACGGCTCACGCGTGGTCCCCCAGGCCCATGAAGCTCCACGCCGACGGGTCCTGCGAGGTGTCGTCCTCGTCCTCGCACCTCATGCTGAGCGTGCCGGCCGTCTGCGCATTGAGCGTGGGGATGCGCACCGTCGTGTCCGGGGACGCTGTCGCCAGCTGCGCTGCCCAGTTGGCGGACGAGAAGTCGGTCTCAATCTCGGCATCGAGCGTGCCGAGGCCGGTGTCGGTGATGCCGACCACGTTGTAGTCGGCCTGCAGCGTCGGCGTGCCGCCCGAGACCGTGGCGTAGCCCCACATCTTCGGGTGCCCCGGGTGGAAGTGCTGCCGTCCGGGCGAGAGGAACACGTCGTTGGCCGCGGCGGCTTCCATCTCGGCCGCCGTTGCCGGCCTGATCTTGCCGATCGTGCCGTCGCTGCGCTTGAAGGCGATGTTGGTCTGGCCGCCCTCGTCGAAGGCGTAGAGGCGCAGCACGTTGGCTGCCGGTGAAGCCGGCTCCGCCGTCTCGGCAAAGCCTATGAAGGTGTTGACCCCGAGCGGGTCGATGCCGGTAATCGAGCCGCCGATAATGCGCACCTTGGCGAAGCTCACGTCGGCGTAGGCCCGGAACGCGGTGCCGTCGCAGGCGATCGCGATCGCCTCCCCTACCTCGAGGGTGAAGCTCGTCAGACTCTGGTCGCGGTAGGAGAGCCCGGAGGGGACGCTGAGCGTCACCTGCCCGCTGCCGCCGCCGTTGCGGACATAGACGTGCCACCCGTCGCCCAAAAGGTTGGCATCGGTGAACGTCAGCGTGTTGGCGCTGGCGTTGATGAGAACCCCGTTGTGGGCGAGCCCTACCGTCAGCGGGCTGCCGGTGGCGATCACCGGGATGGGCGGGATCACCGGCAACTGCGGCGAGAGCACCGCGGCGCCCTTGACGTTGTCCTTGGCCGGCACGATCACCGCGTCGTTCTCGTCGGTGATCTCGACGTGGTACGGGTCCGGCCCGACATAGATCAGCGTCGTGGTGCTCGACCCCTCGCTCGCGACCGGCTGGCCATCGGAGCGGGTACGCACCGTGTGGCCGAGCGCGACCGTCAGATTGGCGTCGGAGTAGACCGTCTTCGTCGCCCCCGGCCCAGCCTCGCGGAACTTGATCTTGGCGTTGTTGACGGGGTTGTCGCTGACATCGGTGACCCGGAAGCCGGGGGGATAGACCTGAACGCTGTCGACCATGGGTTCGCGCGGTGTTCACCTTGTTTGAAGGGCGGCAGACTGGTATTCAGACGGAATGGCAGACGACGACGTTAATTTGCCGGACCTGGGGTCGATCCCCCTCAGCGTGGCTACCGCCTCGATCATCGAATCTGATGCTAGGCGCAACCCGCTGCCGCCGCCCAGCCGGTATATGACCGACCTGACCCCCGCGGCTTTCCGTGAGCAGGTTGCCTATATCGTGCGCACCAGGGGCATTCCTGAAGCCGAGGCGATGGCCGAGGTCGTCGCGCAAGTGCAGTCCCTGCCCATCGAAGAGGCCAGGAGGCGCGTATGGGAAGCGATAGAGCGGTCCCGGAAGTGACACGCAAGTGGATGTACAGGGTGGATTCCGTACCCGCTCCCAAGCCACAAGGTCCGTTCAATCCCGTTACGTCCATAGAGTTGCAGAACTGGCTCGACGAGATGGACGGAGCCGGCTGGGAGCTGGTCGGGTTTCTGCCCTACTACTGGCACATCGAAGATATCCCGCGGACCAACTACGTGTTCCGCCGGCCCTACGACCCCGACATTGCCAAGCGCTCGGAGGAGTGGCGCAGGCTGGGGTTCGAATCTGGGCCTCACCGTCCCGGCGGGTCATAGAAGATCAGCAGCCCCTCCGGGATGTTCAGCGGGCGTGCACGCCGCTCCACGCCAGTCATCAGGCCGCGTCCTTCCGGTGTCAGCCGGTTTGGCCGTTCTGCCCTTCTGGCCAGATACTCGCCCAGCGCACGCATGTAGGTGTCCACCGGGCGCTCGTTAGGCAGCCGCATGTGGGCGAGCGGCCCGCCGTCCGCAAACCACTGCGAGTTGGCCCCGATAGGAAACCGCTCGATCACCTGCGCCAGGTGCTCGACCTCGTGCAGGGCCGTGTCGATATTGCGGTGCTGTGGCGCGATCTCGACAGCAGCCGGGCTGCCGGGCCCACGCATTCCCGGCCCGAACGCCTGGGAAGACCTCAGACTGGGGTTGAAGGTTACGTCCACCGTACTGCCCAGCCTCGGGTACGCTGCATCGATCTCCGGATCGCGAAACACCTGCGAGAGGCGCACGGTCGGCCCCGGCAGGTGCGGGAAAAAGCTGCGCGGAGGCGGTGTGAACACGGCCCGGTCGTTGGCGATCTCGATCCCCCACTGCCCGTCGGGCAGACGCACCAGTCCGCCCAGACGCGGGTCCTCGGTAGCGATGACCCTGTTTGCGCTTCGGCGGATCTCGCGAATATCCCTACCGTCCCGCTCCATCCGCTGCGCCAGCCGCAGCACCCGCTCCGCCGTCGGCCGGCCGGCGGCGGCGAGGTTGGCGGCCCCGACCCGGCCGATGACGGTGCCGCCGAAGCCGATGCTGCCGACGAGGTTCTGCTTTTCCTCGTCCGTCATGGTCGGATCGCCGCGCACCAGTCGCTGCGCGTCCCGGCTGGTGTCCTCCAGCGTTCGGTCGCCGGCGCCGACGAGGCCGCGCACCAGCCGCCGCAGCACGTTGTGCTGGCCGGTGGCCTCCGTCCCAATCTCCTCGATCGAGCCCTTGCCGGCGTTGCGGCGGCGCGGTGCCGGCCGCTCGAACCTATCCTGAAGCGGTGCTGCCGCCTCCGCGCGCGCCGGAGAGACGGCGCTGACGACGGCCGCGGCGGCGGTCTCGTTCAGGCCCAGGTCCTCGGTCAGGATCGCCCTGAGACGGCTGCCGTGCCGGCTCCATGCCTCCGAGAGCGGTCCCCGCTCGACGGGCACATGCCGCAGCCAGCGCCCGAAGGCGCGCGAGGACAGAATGCGCGATGCTGCCGACATCCCGGCCGCGGTCGTGATCAGCGCCGGCAGCGACGCGTGGTAGAGCACCCCCAGCGTCAGGTTGCCGGTGCCCAGCCACCGCGTCGGGTTCACCATGTAGCCCGGGCGTGAGGTCTCCAGGAACGCCTCCAGCCGCCCGCCGGCACGCGCCAGGATATCCAGCCGCGCCCCGAGCTCGCGCGCGCCGCCGGCGAACATCAGCCTTCGCGCGTCCTCGCTGAGGCCCCGGTAAGAGCGCAGGAACCCGGCAAGGCCGCCTTCGGCCATGTTGTGCAGCAAGAGGCTGGTGGCCAGCTCGCGTGTGCCCTTTTCCTCGACCACGCGGTAGAACGCCCGCAGCAGCCGCATGTCGCCGCCGGCCTGCGTCGCCCGCACCAGTTGCCCGATGGCCGCTACCGGATCGACGTTCTCGCCCATGATGCGCCCCAGCGGCTGGCGCACATTGCGCATCAGCTCGCGGTAGGCGGCATCCACCCGCTCGCTGAGGTCGGCGTAAACCTCGCCCTCCGGCCCGGACCGGCGTGCGGCCACAGAGATGTCCTGGCGCACGGCGGCATAGAGCCGGTCCAGCAGGGCCTCGCTCTCGCCCCTCGTCTCGGCCGGGAAGTTGCCGCGCTCCCGCGCGTCCCTGATTGCCCGGCCGATGGCCGTGGCGCTGTCGCGCGCGCCCTGTAGCCCCGGTGTGGCGAGGTTGCGGGCCCTGGCCTCCGAGTAGTAGGCGAGCATGGCTGTCACCTCGTCGCCCAGCCGCGGGCGCAGCCAGGCGAGGATGTCGGCATGCACGCGCCCGTTCTCGTCGAACAGATGCCCGTCCCGGTAGCCGGGAAGCTGGCCGCGGCCTCTGGCCTCGCGCGCGATGTCGTCCAGCAGCTGTGCGGTCGCCGTCGGCCGATAGATCGACAGGTCCTCCGGCGGTGCCGGCGGCTGTGGCACCTCGCGCACCTCCGCCCGCAGGATGGAGCGCACCTCGTCGGCACTCCTGGCGCCGGCCACACCCAGACGATCCAGGTCGGTGACGATCGCCTGGTTCTCGCGCAGCGCCATGAGGGCATCCTGGTCGCTGAGCCGCACCATCGGGTTGCCGCGCAGGTCGTCGTCGAGTGCGGCCAGCAGCTCATTGGGCGACGGGCGCTGCTGGAAAAAGCCGGCCTGGTGCGCCAGCTCGCCGATCTCGTCCAGCTCCAGCCCCCGCCGGTTGTTGATGAGCCGGCCGTGGCCGGTGATGCCGCCGATCATGGCGCGCACCTCGCCCTGTGTGTCTCTGATGCCGCCCCGGGCGCGGATGAACTGCGACAGCGTCTCCGGCAGGCGTCGCGAGGCGGCCGTGACACCTTGTGGGCCGATGGCGGCTTCCCACGCCGCCACGATGTCCTCGATCTCCGTCTCGGGGTAGCGCCCCTCGGTGCGCGGCTTCGGCACCGGGCGCTCGCGCTGCGGCATGCGCACGCCCAGAATCTTCGGGCTTACCTCGGGGGCCTGCCGGCGCAGGTCCTCGTAGGCCGCGTCGAACGCGGTCGGATAGCTCGCCCTGCGGCCTTCCAACGTGGGCTCGGTTCGCTGATCTCTCCCCAGTCTTGCCTGCTCGGCATCGAGGCGCTCGTATTCCGATCTCAGCCGGGCGCGCCGCCTGTCCAGATCGGCAAGGCGTCGCTCCAGCTCGTGGCGCTCCGGGACGTCCCGGTACCCCGGCCGCCCGGCCGCATCGGTCCGGCCGGTCCTGAAACGATCGAGGTTTCGGATTGCCTGCTCCATCTCCGCCAGGATGCCGTTGTGCTCGTCGGCAATGCGCTCCTGGTCGTGGCGCAGGCGCTCCACACGACCTGAAGTACGGTTCAAGAGCCGGTCGCTGGCGCCGGAGGCGACGGACTGCAATTCCTCCAGCGGCAGGTTCTCGACCTCGGCATGCGGGCGCGACCGCTCGACCACCGTGCGCCGAAGGAACGCCTGCGCCTCGTCGCCGGCCTCCGCAGCCGTGCGGCGCACACCGCCGCCAGAACGCTCCAGCTGCTCCAGGATGCGCTGCTCCAGCGCCTCTATGGTCTCGCGCGCGCCCCTCCTGACGGGGCTCCCGAGGAAGGTGCGCGACAACCCCAGCGCACTGCCACGCACCAGCGAGCCACCGCCGGCCGGCGTGAAGTCGGGTATGCCGGCGGCCTGGAGCTCCGCCTCCACCGTGCGGGCGCGGTTGCCAGTCTCGGCCCGCCAGGCCCGGTAGGCGTTGCGGAAGGGTGCGGCGACGGCGCCCGCGGCGCTGATGCTCATGCGCAGGAGCGGGCCGGCGATCGCGCCGCCCACCCCGTGCTCGAAAGCACCGCTGATGCGGTCCTCGAGATTGCCGCTCTCCGCGCTGCCGAACCCGTAGGTGGCACCGAACGCGGCACCCACGCGCGAAGCGTCGTAAAGCTGGCGGCCGTAGGAGGCTGCCGCCGTGGCCGGCGGGGTGAACACCCGGTTGCCGAGGAACACCTGGCCGGCGCGCGCGGGCGCCATCAGGAGCCCGCCGGCGATATCGCCGGGCAGGGTCCCGAGCCCCAGGTTGCCGCGCTCGATGTTGAACTGCCGGCGAACGACGTCGCGCTCGAAACGCCAGCTGCGACGGAACGGGTTGACGGTGGCCAGGATCTCCGGCGTGAACCCGAGGCCGGCCATCTCGCCGACCGTGGCCCCGGTGTAGCCCAGCGGCCTCTCGCGCACGCGACGGCGGGCCTCGGTATCGACCTCGCGCCGGTAGCGCTGCTCGTCGGTCTCGCCCTCGGGCGTCTCGCTGCCCGTCGCGGGCACCAGGCCGCGGCGCCGGGCTTCCGACAGCAGAGGCTTCATGTCGTCGGGCAGCATGCCGCGACGCTCAGCCTCCAGAAGCAATTGCAGCCGGTCCGGCTCCTCCTGGACTCCTGGCTCGGCCATCTATGGGTTGATCCCCAGCCGGCGCCGCAGCTCCTCGTCCGACAGACCACGCACGTCTGGGTTGGTGGGCGGCACCCGCCCCGGCGGCGGTTGTGTCTCGGGCGTCCTTCTGCGCCCCGACCGGGCTTCCTCCGCCTCGCGGCGCAGCCGCTCCACCGTGCGCGCGTGATAGGCCAGCTGGTCCTCGAACTCAGCCCGCTCCGATTGCGTGAGTGGCCGGCCGCGGGCTGCCAGCAGCTGCCGGTACATCTGGCGCATGGCGTTGATCCGGAACCCCGCCACCTCGTGCGTGTCGCCGGCACGCGGGGTGTACATCTCCAGGATGCGGCCCTGCTCGGCCTGGCCGATCTGCCGGCCCGACAGCGCGTAGGTCAGCTGCAGCGCGGCATGCCGGGCCGACTCGAACGCCTCGTAGGCGCGCGGGCTGATGTACTGGCCGCCCCACCAGTGGCCAGCGACCCGCTCCGTAAGGGGAATGGCATGACTGGTGTCGAGCGTGCCGTCCTGGCGCGCGGTGCCGGCCAGCAGCGAGAACACCTGGTCGAGCCTGCGGACCTGGACCTGCATCGCCTCCGGCGTAACGGGGTTGCGAGGATCGACATCGCGGCCCTCGCCGCGCACGATGCGCCGCTCGCCCTCCGCCGTGATCTCGTAGCGGTTGCCGGGTCCCGGCGGCGAGACGAGGCCCAGCCGGCGCTCCACCGACAGCCGGCGCAGGGCACGGATTTGCGCCTCGTTGTAGCCGAGGCCCCTGAGCTCGTCCTCGTCCGGCAGGTTGGTCCGCCGGCGGCGCTCCTGCACCTGCTGGATCAGCGACGGCGCGTCCTCGAAATTGCGCGGCCCGCCGAACACGGTGTGCACGATGCCGCCCGGCACGTTCTCCCGCTCCCACTGCTCGCGGGTGGGGTTGGCCCCCAGACGCTCGGTGAATTGCTCGTAGAGCAGCCGCAGGCGCCGAGTCTCCGCATCGTGGCCGCGCGCCTCGGAGCGCTCTCTGAGCGCGTCGATGTTGGCCTGGCTGCCGTAGTAGCGCGTGCGCGCGTCCGGCACCTGGCTGATGATGAAGTCGAGCGCCCGGTCGTAATCCTCGACCGTCGATGTCTCCCTGTTGAGCCGCACGCCGCTGCGCTCCAGCGCGCTCGAAAGGTTCGGCGTGTTGAAGATGAGGTCGATGGAGTCGCGCGAGCGGAAGGTGCGGTCCGGGTTGCGCCTGATCTCCCACGCCCGGTTGGCGGTGCGGATGGCAGCCTCGTTGCGCTCCCGGCGCTCGGCTTCCTCCCCCGCCCTGCGGTCGGCCGACTGCAGCAGCCGCAGCCGCTCCTGGTCGCGGCCCTCGGCCGACGTTCTCAGCCGCTCGTCGATGTCGACCCGGCGCTGGTTGAGCCCGAACTCCTGCAGCCACTTGTCGCGGTCGAAGCGCATGCGCTCGTCCTGGCGCTCGAGCTCGGCGATCTTCAGCTGCGAGCCCGTGTACTGCTGGATGCCGCGCTCCAGCGGCCCGAAGTCGAGCTTGGCGTTGGCCGGGTACTCGAAGCCCGGCAGACGAACGAGGGGAAGCGCGGAGCCGGTCGGCATCACAGGTAGCCCCAGTTGGCGAAGCTGCTTCCGCCGCTGCCGCCGCCGCCCGGCGTGCCAGTCGTCCTGGGCCGCAGCACGTTGGCGAGATTGACCCCCGTGTAGAGCTGTGCGCCGACGCCGGCGACGCCGATCAGGTTGTTGATCGCCGTGCTCCGGTTAGCCGCCATCGCGTTGGCGAAGCTCTGCTCCAGCCCGGCGAGCTGCTGGCCGGTGGCAAAGCGCGCATCTCCGGCCCGGCCGCGCACGCCGGCGGCGCCGGCCGCGGCCTGCATGCCCTGGTTGCCGCCGGCGAACAGACGGTCGAGATAGCCGGTGTAGTTGCTGACGCCTGCTTCTGTGGCCGCCCGGTAGCCGGCGCCGGTGAGCCCACTGGCGGCCACGTTGCGCGACACGCCGCGAACGGCCCGGTTGGCCATCTCCGTGAAGATCGGATCGGACGTGTAGACGCCCTGCGCCCGCGTCCTCGCCTCGGCGCCGTTGAGCCCCATGAGGTCGGCCCAGAACTGGTTGGCCTGCGATCCGGTCTGAACGAACGGCTGGAAATAGCCCTCGGCACGGTCGTACTCCCCGAGCGCGCCCGTGAGCCCGCGGTCCAGCTCGCCGCGGCTGCGTTCGCGCCCGGCAGTGAGGTCACGGCGCGCGGATGCGCCGGTGAAGTCCTCCCAGAACCCGATGACACGCTCTCCTGTCTGAAGCTCAGCGCCAGTAGGCCGAGCACCCCGAGATGACGGCGCCCGACAGCTCTATGTCGCGCGGGCTCGCCGCCGGCACGCCGGAGGCGGACGCGAACGCCGCCTTGAAAGTGGTCGGCGCCTCCGCGTCGCCGGTGACGCCCAGATAGCCCCAGGTGATCGCCGCAGGGCCTCGGTTGCCGACAGCCGCGATGACGGCGTTGGACGGCACGGAGAGGTCCAGCACCGACGGGCTGGCGTGGTTGGAGGCCACCGCCCCGGGCGTCTGCGACAGCAGATTGTAGACCGCCCACACCCCCAGCGCCCCGGCGTCCATGTCGGCGCCGCCCGGCTTGTTGAACGCCACCGTGACGGAGCCGCCAGTGGGCCTCGCCACGGACCACAGCTGTGCCCGGGTGATGAGACCGGTGGCCGGCGACGTGACAGCGAGGGTAGCGGCGGCCCCGTCCACCGTGCACGCCGTTGGCGACTCGCCCTGGGCCGTGATGCACGCCGCGCCCACCACGATCAGGCGCGAGGGATGCTCCGGCCCCAGGTCGATGGTGGTCGAGTAGGTACGGACGTTGATCGTGTCCGAGAACAGCGAGCCGCGAAAGGAGAGGATCGGCACTGCCGCACCTCTTCCGACCCCGAAGCCCGCCAGCTGGTTGACCGTCAGCATCAGGCGTCGTTGCCGGCGTTGACGCCGTAGAGCAGCTTGACGCCGATCAGCTTGGCGTCGGCCGTGAAGGTGTCGGAGCCGTCCGCAGCGTTGCGCCCGATGGCGAAGTCCACAAGATCGCCGTCAGCCGGGCTGCCGCTGGGCGTGAAGGCGCTGGTCGTTATGATGTGCACGTCGCTGGCGGCGAGGAACGTATCGACCGCGCCGCCGAAGTTGGAGAACGAGGCATCGATGGCATCGTCGTTCCCGGCGGCGTGGCCGCTGACGAACCAGTTGACGTTGCCGGAGCCGGACGCGGCCGTCCAATATATCTCGACGGCAATGGCGCCCTCGTCCCAGCTCTTCGGCATGCCGATCAGGAAGTGCGCCGTCTCCTGCGTGCTCTGGTCGAAATCGAGCGTGGTGAGCGGCAGGCCGCTCGATGGCAGGTCCACCGTGACCGGCTCGGGCCCGTTCGTCGTCCTGGGCAGCATGGCGGTCGCCGGCACCCAGATCGAATGCGTGCCCTGCGCCAGCTTGGTGCCGAGCCCTCCGGCGGCATTGCCAGCCGCCTCGTTGAAGGCATCGATCAGGCGCTTCAGCACCCGGTACCAGGTCGAAGTCGGCTTGCGGACATCGTCGACCAGCGCTTCCGCGGCCGTCGGCACCGGCACCGGGTCGGCCATGTCAGCGCAGAGGCTCCGCCTCGATCGCCATGCCCTGGATGCCCTTCACGACGCTGGCGAAGGAGGACAGGCGCACCGACAGGCCGTGGTGGTCGAAGCGCCCGAGCCCACGCAGGGGCGGCACCCGCACCCAGCGCTGACCCTCGGCCCCGAGCCGGATCTGACGCTGTGCCGCCCACGACAGCCCCCCGTCGCGCGTGTAGTCGAAGAACAGGATCGGGTTCTCCAGGTCTGGATCGTCGCTGTTGACGCCGACCCCCGTCAACACGTCGAGATGCAATGCGCCGACCTTGAACTTTTTCGGCCACATGTGGATGGGCGGCGGCACAATCTGCCACTGGATCGGATCGCCGACCTCGTCGAGCACGTCCTTGCGCGACGAATAGAGCCGGTTGGTCGCGTGGTCGCCGAAGATCGTCATGCCGGCGAAGTAGGCGTGAGGCCCGCAGCGCCAGCGGTCGCGGCCCCAGCTGCGGCGTGTGTGCCACTGCCCCGGCGAGATCGAGGTGTCGTATACCCGCGTCCAGCTCGAGCCCGATATCTGATAGAACGTGTGCTCGACCTCGGTCCAGGCGGCCGAGCGAATGGTCCTGGGATCGGGCTCGCTCTTGACCAGCCGGTCCACCTCCTCGGTCGATATCTTGAGAGGCGTGAAGCCGTCGAGCACATAGATGCCGGCGTACTGGCCCTTGTGATCGGTCGCGGCCCAGATCACGGAGTCGGCGAGCTTGCGGTCGAAGAGCACCGTGATCTTCTGCATCGATCCGGCCGCGTAGCAGCCCATGTCGATGGAATGCCCGCGGTTGAACGGCGCCTCCGCACTGCCGCCCAGCTGCCAGAACTCCAGGCTCTTGGGCCCGGCAAAGATGGCATCGGGGCCCCGCGTTGTGCCCATCACCAGCCCGTCGGCGTTGACGTTGGCCTCGATCAGGTCCAGCGGGTCGATCAGGACATCGTTCACGTCGGTGTAGAAGATGCGCCCGTCCGGGATTAGGAAGATCAGAAAACCGCCCTTCTCGATCACCGCGATCGGCGGCGGCAGGTCCGGATCGGCACCGGGCGTCAGCACCCCGCCTTCATAGATGAAATAGAGCCCGTCGCAGACGATGGCCACCTGCCGGTCCGGGAACTTGCGGTTGGCCGCCATCGTCACCAGGCCGTCGGCCGTGATGCCGCCGACGAACGTCGCCGGTCCGCCGGCCGCGCTCGACGTGAACAGCCTGCGGCCCGCGACCGTCAGCAGCTCGGTGTCGAGGTCGAGCATGGCGCGCACGCCATCGTTCGTGTCGCTGCCCAATGTTGCGAAGTCGACCAGCCCGGGCGAGGCGTAGGCGGCGAACGGCGTCTTGCCGCTCTCGCCGCGGCTTTCCAGGTAGGCGTTGACGAACTCGGCAATACCCTCCTGGCCGGTGCGGCCGACGTTGGAGCCCTTGCCGAACGAGATCGGTACCGGCTCAGCCATTGCGGGCCGGTCCCGACAGGCGATCCTCCTGACGCGGCAGATCGGAGCCGGACAGCGGGATGCGGTAGAAGTTGGCGAAGATCGCCTGCCACCCCTTCACCGCGTTGCGTGTCACCATGCCAGGAATGTTGTCGATGCCCAGCAGCGGGGCGAGCTGCAGGGCGAGCAGCGCCGTGACCCCCTGCTCGTACCGGGCCTCGAAAGGCAGCAGCGTGAAGATCAGGGAGACGGTGCCGCTCGCCGTGGCGTTGATCGTCAGCGTGACCGTTTTCCTGCGGTGGTCGATGCTTTTGATGCGCGCCGCGTCCGGTATGCCGGTGCCGAAGACGTTCATGCCCCTGGCCAGCGCCTCGGTTTCGACCTGTGTCACCTCGGGCGAGCCAGCCGCCGTGGTGCCCCCCAGCGTCTGGTCGACCGTATTGAGGTTGTGCGTCGCCCAGTCCGCGATCATGGCCTCCAGCGTGTCGAGGCCGACCTGCGCCTCGTTCGGCGTCGGCTGCTCGTTGATGTCGATGGCCTGCAGCGCACGGAATGCGCGGGTGACGATCTCCTGGGCGGTTGCCATTACTGCACCAGCAAGGTCTTCCTCTCGATTACCAGCCCCGGCTCGACAACAATGCGGCTGAGCTTGGTAGCCGCCTTGCCGGGCGCGCTCACGACGGACAGCCCCGCCGCGACACCGACCGAGGTCGGAACCTCGAATGCGCCCGCGCCCGCGACCGTTGCCAGCCCGGCGGCGCTTCCGGCACCGCTGCGCAGCGCCATGCCGACGCCGGCGACGGCCGCCACGCCGGCCGCGTCGCCGACGCCGATCCCCAGCGGGTTGCTGGGCTGGCGCGCAGCGAAGAAGCCGATGAGATCGAGCAGAACGTCGTCGCCGACGACGCCGGCAAAGTACACGCCGCCGTAGCAGCGCGCCGCCGGACCGGCAGAGGTGGCGATGCCGAACATCTGCAGGCCGCTGGTGCCGGTGGCACCTGCATTGCCTGTGGCACCGGCGGCGAGGTTGATGGCGATACGGCTCGACGCGCCGTTGAATACCTCCACAGCGACGAAATCCACGCCGTTCGCCGGTGCGGCTCCGGCCGACAGCTCGGTACCGGAAAAGATGCGCAGGTCGCCGCCGCTGATGAAAAGCTGCCCGGCTCCGCCGGCCGACCCGCCCCACAATGAGCCATCGGCCGAGGAAAGCCTGCGCCACGCCGACACCCGCGTGAACGGCTGGGACATGGAGCCGGAGACGGTGCGCAGATTGTCGTCGGTAGCGTCGGCCTCCAGCCACGTGAACCCGCCGCTCGACCGGAAGATGGGCCGCTCTCCTGGCGTCGCCTGCGCCAGATGCAAGTCGTTACCGCTCAGGTCCTCCAGCAGCCCTACCGCGTCGTCAGCCTCGACGCTGCCCGTCCCATCCTCGTCCTCGGCCATGCTCGCCGGGTCGATGATCCAGAACGCGGCCGGGCCCAGCGCGATGACATCGGCCGTATCGAACGGCATCAGTCCTCGCTGACCTCGGTCGAGGTCGTGAGCCGCGGCGTCACGCCGGTAGTGACCGCAATGGTCGGGCTGACCGAGCCGGAGTAGAGCAGCACGCCGGCGCCGCTGGAGAGCGTGCCGATGCCGAAATGCGTGATCGTGTTCGACCCGCTCGACGCCTGCGGAAACTCTATCGGCGCCACCGGGTTGACGATGCCGCCCGTGACCGTCCAACCGCTGCCCGAGCGCGCCACGGCAACGCGCGCGTAGGAGCCGTAGTCGGCCTCGTTGGACTGCTGGTTGCCGCCCTCGCCGGGATCGGCCGTGTGCAGGCTCACATAGAGGTTGGTGAGCGGCGAGGAGGCAGCGTTGTCGGCTATGTTGGCAATGGGGGTGGCGTTGAAGAGCAGCGCGAGCAGCGCCGTCTCCCACGCATTGCTCTTGCTCATTGGGCCTTCTCGGCCAGCGCTATCTCGCTCGCCAGCCGCTGCACGCCCCAGCGGTTGTCGACCTTGATGCCCATCTCCCGCGCCCGGGCACGCAGGGTATCCAGGTCGGGCTCGCCGATCCTGTCCAGCACCTCTCCGATGGGCGGCTGCTCGCCGGCCGGAGGCGGCGGCAGACCCCCGCCTTCCGGCATCGGCAGGAACACGCCGGCGCTCGCTGCCTCCAGGTCGCCGATGCGCGCCTTCAGCGCCTCGTTCTGCCGCTTCAGGAAGTCGTTCTCGGCAAGAACGCGCCGGTGCTCGGCGCGCTCCTGCTCGTCGATGGTCGGGGGAGAGACGGCAGGCGACGCCGCAGGAGCCGCCGCCGGCCGTTCTCCCCCTGTACCCGCCCGCTGCATGTCGGACGGGATCTTCGCCGGGCTGTCGTACCAGCCCTCGGGAAGGCTCTGGCCTTCCTGCAGCTCGAAAATCCGCTGCTCGCCGCTGCGATAGCCCCAGGTCGGAACCGTCTGCATTCTACCTCCTGTCAGTCGGTGAGCCGCAAGCCCAGATCGGTGTGCAGCACGTCGACACCGAACAGGATGTCGAGACGCCACACCTCGCTGTGCTTGTAGATGTCGCCGCCCTTGGAGAGCGTGAGCGACAAGCCCTTGCGGCTTCTCTGCTCCCACACCGTGAAGCTCTCCAGCTTCTGCAGGGGCTTCATGATGAGCGACAGCGCCTTCCTGTGGAAGAGCAGGTTCTGGCGGTATTGCACGCCGACGGTCGGCGCCGTGCCGCCGAAGATGGGCGTGATGACCGCGTTGTCGGCCGGCGCGGCCGTCACCGTGGCATTGGCCTTGTCGGCCGCCGTGGCGGACGTGAGCGGGATGATCGGCGGCGTGATCGACACCGTCGCCGCGCCCGCCGTCACCGTCGCGTCGGCCTGCAGGGTGAACCGCCGCAAGCGCCCGGTCGACTGCAGGGTGCCGGGGTTGACCTCGAAGCAGCCCGCGATCGTGAAGCAGTCGCCGCGCTTCAGATTGTTGGCACCGGAGTTGGTGAGGCCGTCGATGTTGAGGTTCTGCACCCACGTGTCCTTGGCCAGCGCATAGGTCGTGGCCTGGCCGGCACCGGCAACCAGCACGGTGCCGACCCAGTTGCCAGAAGTGTGGGTGACGAGCGAGGCCGACTCGTAGGTGTCGAAGTTGTGCAGAGGACCGAGCCGGGTGCGCTCCAGGGCGGCGCGCTCCTTGCCGGTGTTGGCAAGGCTCTTTATCTGGTCGGCGAACTCCACCTTCATGTCGGGGTTGATGACGGCCGAGCGCCCCGGCATCTCCACCGCCAGGTTGGTGAAGATGGCGCCGCCCTGCCCCAGCACCTTGGTCACGGTCGCCGGCGTGCCGGGCGTGCCGTAGACGTTGGCGAACTGCCAGTAGAGACCGGAGATCGCCGTCTCCACGTCCTGCGCCAGCCTGGAGGCTGCCGCGCGGATCGATTCCTCGCCGACACGGCGGATGTCGGCCTCAGTCGTCAGCCCGCGGGCGTCGAACTGGAAGGGCACCGTCTTCTGGATGTTGAGCTTGATGTCCTTATTGCCGTACACCACGTCCTGCACCAGGCCGGTGATGTCTGGACCGTCGACCGAGACGAAGCGCGCCGGCCGGTCGATCGAGACGGTGTCGCCGATCTTGTGGCCGTTGATGGTGCGCCACTCCTTCTCATAGCCGCGCCAGCACAGGTTGCCCATCACCAGCTCGTTCTCGAACCAGTACAGGGCCTCGTTCGCCACTATCGAGTGGACGTTGAAGTCGTTAGCCATCTGGGGTCAGCCTTATTGCAGCTTGTCCCTCCATGCGTGGTAGGCGTCCATGTCGTCGCTGTCCGGCCGGTAGCCGGTAGCGGCGCTGCGCCCGCGCACGGTGGGGACGGGGTCCGGAGCCTTGCTCACGACCTTTCGAGATGGACCGGCCAATCGCTGCGCGATGCGGCCCAGCTCGACGGCGGTCTCGAGCGGTGAAAGCTGCGAAAGGCGCATGGCTTCCGCCGTGTTCTTGCCGAGCCAGTAGGCGATCTGCGGCCCCTCCGGCATCTGCCGGACGATGTCGAGGCCGTAGCGCGAATACTGGACCTTGTCGGAATAGGCGACCTGCTTGAAGTCGGGCACCGCCTCCTCGTAGTCGGAGACGCGCGATTCCCAGATCTGATGCCCGGCAAGCGCGGCCTGCTCGGCCGCCGCCGCTGCCTCGGATTTGGCAAGCTCCGCTCGGCTCTCGCGCGAGGACTGCTTGATGAGCGCCCGCTGGTAGGCCGCATCCGATTCGAACGCGGTCGGATCCAGCTCCTGGAACCTGCCGCCCCTCTCCGCCTGCTGGCGGTAGTAGTCGGCACGCCTCAAGGCTGCATCCCGCTCGCGCGACAGCGTCTCGATGCGACGCTGAGAGCGCGGCTTCGGCTCCTTCGCAACCTGCTTGTCCGCTGCTTCGGGCGCGGACTCCCCTTCGGGCTGCTTCGGCTCGACACCCTCACCGGGTGCGCTCCGGGCATCGGACTCCGGTGTCGTCTGCGCAGCATCCCCGGTACCGGGCTCGACCTGGGGCTGCGAATTGCCGGCAGTTGCGTCGGCCGGCGCGGCGGTATCGTTGTCGTCCTGCAAGGCTCACTCCATGAAAAAACCCGCCTTCCGGCGGGCCGTGCGTTCCCCCTGTCGGGGTCGGTTCACTCTGGCCGGTAGCGCCCGGGGTCCATCTGGCCCATGCCGCGCCCGCCCATGCCCCCCATCGGTGCCGGCTGCTCGCCGCCGAACACATAGTCCTGCGCACCAGGCTCTCCCTGGCCGTATGGCGAGGGCACGCCCAGCGTCTGAGCCAGACGCTCGATCATGGCGATACCGCCGTCGGTCTGCGCCTCCGGCGCGCGCGCGGCCGCGGCCAGCATCTGCTGGTACAGCTGCGGCACCTGGTCGGGCGGCACGTTGCCCTGCGGCGGCTGCCAGCCCTGGCTCTGCGCCAGCGCCAGCACGTCCCTGATCGCCTGGTCGACCTCGGCGTCGGCCGGCTGCTCCATGCCCTGCTCCGGTCCCATCGGACCGCGTGCCAGGTCGGCGCCGCTGGGCCCTCCGGGGCCGCCGGGGGCCTGCGTCGGTGTCACCATCCCGCCGCCCATCAAGTCGGCGCCGCTCATCATTCGGCCCATCGCCATGATTCGATCCTCTTTCGCATGCGCTCCATCTCGGCGCGCCGCTGCAGCTCGCGCAGCATCTCCTGGTAGGACAGCTCCGGCTCGCGCGTCCGCTCGTGCGGCCGCCAGCCAGCCGCCATGCGCTCCTGCGGACCGGGCGCAGCATCCCACGGCACCGGCTCCACCTGGCCCGTGGCCGGGTCGATCAGCCACGACAGAGGCCGCCGCCCGTCGGCAGAGGCCAGCATCGCGCCGCTCGCCGCCGGTCTGCGTGATAGCGACAGGTCGGCGCCGGTCGGCACTACTTTTCGCCCTTCGGCTTCTTGGGCTCCGGCTTGGTGGCATTGTGCACGTCGACGCGTGCCTTGACCCGCTCGTGCATCGCCTTGGAGCGGGTGAGCTCGTCGTCGGCGTCGGCCTTGCGGCCTTTGTCGTCCTGGGCCCGGCGCTCGCCTTCGGTCCTCGCGCGCACCAGCTCCGTCTCGGCGCCGCGCTTGGCGAGATCGGCCGCGTGCTTCTCGTCCTCGCGCTGCTGCTCGCGCGGATCGACGGCATCGCGCTGGCCGGCCTCGATCGTCTCGCGGCGCGCCTTGGCCTCGGCCAGCCGGGCATTGGCATCGGCCTCGCGGGCCTCGGCCTCCTTCTTGTCGGCGGAAGCCTTCTTCTCGCGGATCTCCTGCTTGACGCCTTCCACCTGCACCGGATCGGGCGGCGGGGGCGGCTCGTCCGCATCGTCGCCCAGGATTTGCGGCGGCACGGCGCGCTTAAGCCGCTTGCCGATCTTCGCCGCGCCCGGCCAGTCCTGCTCCTCGGCCACGATGTCGCCGATGATCGAGAACGCCTCCGGGTTGAGCTTCAGGAACTCCACCATCTGCGAGGCGGCTTCCTCGCGCCGGGTCAGGTAGCTGGGCCCGATCTTCATCGACACGTCGTACTTGCCGGCGGTGATGTCGTGCACCAGCACCGCCTCGCCGTCCTCCTGGTAGGCTACCGAGTTGATCGGCACGAAGTGCTCCTTCTCGAACTCGTCGAGAATGCGCACCGTGCGCGAGGTGTCGTACACCTTGGGCGCCAGGTCGATCAGGATGCGGCCGGTATGGTTCAGGCTTATGCCGAGGTTGTGCGTGAACTCGAAGTTGGCGAGATCGGCCTGGCTCTGGCGCTCGGCAATGGCCCGGCCCGACACCTCGTTGCCCTGAGCGCCCAGGCTCGGATTGTAGAGCCCGGTCGTCACCTTCACCTCGTCGGAGGCGATGGTCCCCTCCTGCCACAGCGCCGCCGGCGGCTCGGGCGCGCGCATGCGCTCCGGCTTCAATTGCGGGTTCTCGGGCATGAAGTCGTAGGGCAGGTACGGCCGCGGCGCCTGGTTGGCCGTGTCCCACACGTCCTTGTAGTTGGCGATCTGCTCCAGCGCCACCAGCCACGGGCTCTTGGCCGCCTGGCCGATCCACTCCGCCGACTGCGAGCGCCAGTAGTTGTACATCTTCTGCGGGTCGCGGGCGAAGCGCACGATGCCGTGGCGGACGACCGTGTGCTCCTGCGGGATCTCGTTGCCGATGATCGGCACGATCGGAATGTACCTGCCGGCCCACTTGTGGGGGCCCTTCAGGACCTCGCGCCCCGACACCAGCATCTGCTCGACGCAGAAGCTCTGTACGGTGCGCTCGCGCACGACCTGGATGGCCGGGTTGAGCTGCACGACGTTGGTCAGGTCGATCACCCGCCCGTCGGCCAGCTGCCCCAGCTTCCTTTCGTACGGCACCTTCTTCCAGAACTCGGCGACCACCACGAAGTCGGGCCGGAACCACTGGAAGTTGCCGCCGGGGTTGAAGGTCTGCGAGCCCTGGAAATCGACTGCGGCCGCGCCCGGATAGCGCTTCTTGAACTCCGCCGTCGGCACGAACTCCAGCACCAGGCAGTTCATGGCGTCGGAGCGGTCCGGCTCCTCGGCACCGGCGTCCCACAAGACCGAGAACGGATGCGGGATCAGCTTGATCTTGATCTCCTGGTCGAACACGTCGTCGTCGACGTAGTCGGTCAGGATACGGAAGTGGCCGATGCCGCACGCGGCCGCATGGCCGGTGGCGACCGAGTAGACCCAGGTCGCCATGCTCATGCGCTGGATCTGGCGCATCAGCCCCGCCAGCACCCACGCCGTGCCGGCGTCGGCGTCGCGGTCGACCGGCACGCACTTGACGCCCGGCACGCTGAAGCGGACCTGGTTGGCAACCAGCTTCACCGGCTGGATCAGCCGGTTGACGGTGATGACCGGCCTGTCGTCGGCCTCGCGCTGGCGCCTATCGCGCGGATCCCACTGGTCGCCGGCGAGGAACTGAAGGTCGCGGATGCCCTCGATGCGGTTCTCGCGGTCGAAGTTGTAGTTGGCCTCCGCGACCTCGACCGCCTCCTTGACCAGCTCGTCGGCGCCGCGCAGGCGGTCACGCGAGACGGCAGCGTAGGCCATCTACGGAAGACGTTACCAGGTGCCCGGCACCAGCACCCAATCCTCGGCGATCAGGTCGCTTTGCGAAGCGACCCACGGCACAAGCTCGCCGTCGATTGGGCTCATGAAGATGTAGGGCCGCCGCATCTTGCTACCAGCGTCGGGGGTCTGCAGGGCGATCCACATGCCCTTGCCGTTCCACCCGTCGCGATAAGCGCGGTCGCCGCGCTTGAGCGCTTCCAGGACTTGACCGAAATTCAGCACGCCGTTCTCCTGTTCAACCCATCCACCCGCGCCGTCCCGCCCACTTGTCGGTCCACTTTCGTTTCACCACCCGCACCAGCTGCGGAAACAGCTCCGTCATCCCCCATACCAGCGCATCCATGCGGTCCTTCAAGGTGTCGTCCTCGGCATCGGTCGGGTTGAAGGAGCACATCTGGTCCTCCAGCGCCGGAAAGGAGCCCACATGGCTCGCCCGCCCCTGCTCGTAGATGGCGCTGATAGGCTCCGCGCGCGTGTACTTGCCCCTCGACGCCGTTACCGCGACCACCTTGATGGCCTGCCGCACGCTGCGGATCACGAACGGCACCATGTCGCCGCCGTTGTTGACCTCACACACGATCGCATCCGCGCTGAACAGGTCGTGGGCCGCCACCGCCAGCTTGCCCCACTTGTCCGGACCCTCGGTCGTCGATGAATCGCCCAGCACATAGCCCCGGTTGTCGGAGCCCAGCCCGCACACCACGATGCCGGTCTCCGAGCCGTGCTCGCCGCGCTGGCTCTCCTTGGCCTTGGCGGCCGGATCGACCGCCACCACGATCCGCTTCATGTCCGGCACCTGCTTGAAGGTGCGCCGGTGCTCGTCCAGGATCGACCGCCGCCACAAGGCGCCCGGCACGTCCTCCAGCAGCTCCGCGTCGAGCTCCTGCCGGCCGAGCCGGGTGCCCGCATACTTCGCCTTGACCGCGGCCAGGAAGCTCTCGGCCAGGTTCTCGGCATTGTCGTAGGTGCGCCCCTTGGTGACGGCCGTCTTGCCGTCCTTCAGGATCGCCTTGAGCACCGGGATCGGCCGCGGCGTCGTCGTCACCATCGCGCGCGGATGGCTGCCGAGCCTGAGCCCGAACTGCAGCATGTCCCAGGTCTCCTGCGCGTAGCGGTATTTCGCCAGCTCGTCGACCAGCGCGCCGTCGAACTGCGGGCCGCGAAGCTGGTCTGGCTCGGTGCCGTTGTAGAGCGTCGCCACCGCCCCGCTGGGCCACGTCAACCGGGCCTTGGAGGGCTCGTAGGTGGGCCGGAAAGCCTTCGGATGCACGGCGAGCAGCCCGCTCTCGCCCTCGATCAGAACGTCGCGCACGTCCTTCGACGTCTCGCCGATGATGGCGATGCGCTTGCGGCGGCCGCCGGCGAGCGGCGTCGCCCCGCATACCTCCTGGCGCAGCCACTCGACGCCCGAGCGCGTTTTGCCGGTGCCGCGGCCGGCCAGATAGACCCACGTGTTCCAGGCCGTGCCGTCGTTGCCGAACTGGGGCGCCAGCTGCTCGGAGCGCGCCCACGTCGGCCAGTCGAAGGCCAGCGCCTCCAGCTGCTCGTCGGTCAGGGACGACAGCGCCTCGCTCGCCTCAGCCTCGCTGAGCGTCGCCAGCTCCTTCGCCAGGCTCACGCGACCAACGTTCAGTCGATCTCGGCGTAAACCGTGACGGTCGGGCTGGTGCCGCCGGACAGGGAAACAAGATTGGCGCGCACGGCCTGAAACGGCATCCCGTTCGGCGCAACGCCTGTGCCGCTCACAAAGCCGCTGCTGTCCGGCGAGTTGATGAAAACATTGCCCGTCATGTGCCAGAAGATGCCGTCGAGCGTGCCCTCGAGCTGCACCTGGATATCCGGTCCCCCCGTCGTGTAGACATGCGCCTTGATCCCTCCACCCGGCGACGGCCTGAACTCCTGACCGGGGCCTACCGCCGTCACGTCCTTGAGCGCAAAAGCCAGGGCCATGCCTGCCTCCTCAGTACAACGCCAGGATGTCGGTGGCCGTCGTCCCGGCTTCGACACTCCGTATCCGATGAATGGCGAGCCACAGCCAGGTTCCGGCCGCTATCCCGGCTACGGTCGCCTCGTTTCCCGCCCCGTCGATGCACACGATGTCCCCGGCACCACCTACCCAGAGCGCACGGCACATCCCATCGGGCAATGGACCAACCGTCTCCTCGCTGTCCACCCCGACGATCGTGGCCGGTATCGTCACCGCCTTCGCCGCCACGATCGAGCACAGCGGCAGAGAACCCCGATAAGTCGTGTCTCCCAATGCCATGGCAACCCACCGTTACACTTGTTTACCGACAATCGTCCGTTAAACGATGTTCGGTATACCGAACCCCCTTGACACCCAGTGTGACAAAGTGCTTCAAGCGTCGCTTGCGGCGCTTACAATCATAGCGGCGCGTCCTGCAGGCAGACTCCCGACTCACGTGCGCGAGGGCAGCGTGGGAGCTTGGCTGTACGAGGCCCCCTCCCCCTCCCCCCCTCCTTCAGCCCTGCCCCCCTGGTCGGCAAGCATGCTTTTCCGCTTGCGGGCGAGGCGATCCTTGATGACGTCGAGTGCGGTAGAGCCCTGGGCGTCGTTGTTGATGGTGACGCTCACTCCATTACCCGGCTCGTCTCCGAAGTCGGCACGGTTGAAGCGTGAGATCGCCCACTTGCGGGCTTCGAAGCGCACACGTGCCCTGTGTGCGTCGGGCTCGCTGTCGACGATGTCGATCAGCTCCTGGGCCATGACATGCGCTCTCGACTGCATGGCCCGTACGTAGAGGCGACTGAGTGCACTGCTCCGGACACGCCAGCGGTAGAACTGCCGGGCTGCTTCCTTGTTGCGCTGGTAGTCGGTTCCGTCTCCCCATCCTCTGACTTCCGCGGCGATGCGCATGAGGCTGAGGCTTTCCGAGCCGAGGCGATCGCAGATGGTGAGTGCGATGCGGCCGTTATCCTCGCCGAGCTCGTCGAGCACCAGGTCGGCATCCGAACGCATGCGGGGTTGGGGTTGGGGGACCTGGTGGCCGGGCGGGATGATCTGGCCGTCGAGCGGCGTCGAGCCGTCCATCTCCTGATTCCTCGCGGAATGTTGGTACAGTGGTGCTTGACTTGATACAGCAATGCTGTACTGTGTGGGTGCAGCCGACGTGGCTGCGATGCCGATTCCGGAGAATCACCAGATGCAAACCGAAGCCTGGGCCTGGATGCCCGTCCGCCGCGTCCACGGCGGCGCCGTGATCGCAGGCGTTGCCGCCGTCATGCTGGCATTGCCGGCCGGCGCAGCATCGCAATGCAAGGGCCTCGCCGAGGCGCAGTGCCGCGCCAATGCGGCGTGCGCCTGGATGCCGGCACGGGTTGCCGGCCAGACCAAGCGCAAGGACGGGGAGGCGCACAAGTCGAGTGCGCGCGCCCATTGCCGGCTCAACACCCGCAAGAGCGGCTGAGCCCCGCCATACCGCCCGGTGGCAATCCTGCTGCCGGGCCTCCCCTCAACACGACAGTTCCGGAGTAGAGACCATGTCGACGCTGTTCCAGGCTTCCCACCAGTGGGCCACCCGTCCCAGCGACGAGCGATTCACGTCGCTTGATTCGATGCTGGCGCACTTCAAGACCATTCGCGACGAGTCGCGCCAGAGCGTCACCGCGTCGCGCCGCATCACCGCACTGCCGGGCGAGGACTTCAAGAAGGCCCTTACCGTCAGCATCGAAGGCGCCGAGCGCGACCTGAGCCCGACCCACTACGCCTTCGGGCAGCTCGCCACCCTCGCCGAGGCGCCGGCCGGGTACCTGCGCACCATGCCCGCCGCCATCGCCGCCGACTGCATCAACTACGGCCTGCAGTTCAAGCGCGGCATCGAGGACGTGGGCCTTCTCACCCAGGACAACGGATCGCAGATCCTGCGCGCCGCAACGGGGCCCCGATACGGCCGCATCTGGAATGCCGACGTGGTCGGCGCCCTGGTGGAGCGGTTCGGCGACGGCCGCTCCGGGCCGTGGAAGGTGCCGGGCGAGTTCGGCAAGGCCGTGGATGTGACCAAGGCCAACACCACGCTCTATGCCTCCGATCGCGACATGTTCGTATTCCTGGCCGACGAGGAGCACCGCATCGAGCTTCCCTGCCGGCGCGGCAATCAGCCCGGATCGCTCGCGCGCGGCTTTTTCGTGTGGAACAGCGAGGTCGGAGACAAGACCTTCGGACTGGGAACGTTCCTGTTCGATTTCGTCTGCTGCAACCGCATCGTGTGGGGCGCCGAGCAGTATGCCGAGGTGAGGATCCGCCACACGGCATCCGCGCCCGACAAGTTCCTGGCCGAGATGACGCCGGCGCTCACCGCCTACGCCAACGCGTCGGCCAGCAACATCCGCTACGCCATCGAGCAGGCGCGCGCCAAGCGCGTCGACGACAAACTCGACGATTTCCTGGCCGGGCGGTTCGGCCGGCGCATGGTGGGCCCGCTGAAGACGGTGCACGAGGCCGAGGAAGGACGGCCGATCGAAACGCTGTGGGACGTGACCACGGCCGCCACCGCCTACGCGCGCGGCCTGGAGCACCAGGACAAGCGCGTCGAGATCGAGCGCGAGGCGGGCAAGCTCCTGAAGCTCGCCGCCTGATCCGAGTTTGCCGCGGCGGCAACCCCGCTCGCCGCGGCACGGGGCCCGGCTGGTCTTTCCGGAGGCCATGCCGGGCCCTCGCCGTTTCGAGGAGCACAGCACCGTGACCGTCCAGAATTCGAGCGGGTCCTACCGCACCACGCTCGAAGCCTTCATGAAGGCTTACGACAAGCTGCCGCGCCGCCTGCGCGACGCCTTGAAATACTCCGCCCACGATTGGGTGCCCCAGCGCTTCCTGACCGCATGGCGGCAGGGCGCGACCGTCGATACCTTGATCGAGCGTGTCGGAGTGGCCGACAGCGTAGAGTTCGCCATGTACGAGAAAGACCTCGCCTGCGGGTTCCGCCCCAAACCAGGCCGGAGGCGCCGGACATGAGCACCGAGCACAACCGCAAGTGCAACCGCGTCGATCGGCGCATGCGCCGTGCCCGCCAGTTGCTGGAATCCTACGCCAACGGCAACCGCGACCGCGACCGGGTGCTGGCCGAGATAGGCGGCAACGCGCGCCTGCTCTCGGCCGTGATCGTCGGCGCCCACGACGCATGGGCAACACCTCACCGCCACTACGCTGCACTCGACATCTGCGAGCGCATCGCACGGGAGCGCACGCCATGAGCCGGCAAGCTTCGTTCCTGCCCAAGCCCAAAAACCACGCCCTGCTGGAGCACGCGGCCAAGCTGCGGCGCAAGGCCGAACGGCGCCGACTGCTCGCCGAGCCGTGCGACGTGGGCCTGTTTGGTCATGAGCACCTGCAGACCGACTTGGTCGATCTGGTCAAGGCCACGCCGCCGGAACGCCCGCAATGCCTCAAGGGGCAATGCCACAGCCCTACCGCGTGCGCCGCCTTCGGCTACTGCCGCGAGCGCAACCAGCGTCGCCGCTAGCCTGCCCTATTGCGGATCGAAAAGAGAGCGCGGGGCGAGAGGGAAGCCACACCCCGCGCTCTCAGTATGACGCCCGCGGCCCCAGCGTCACCGAACGGCCGGGAGGAAAGAGGGCCAGGGCGTCAACGGCGAGGTGAGCCCCGCCGATCTCGTTAATCGCGATGAATGATCGAGGGACCTGGATTCGAACCAGGGACCTTCAGGTTATGAGCCTGACGAGCTACCGGGCTGCTCCACCCCTCAGTTGAGCTTGAAGACGACGCCGGCGCGCACCGCGGTGTGCTGGTTGTCGCTGTCGAGGAAATCGCTCAGCGGGGCCCCGTCGTTGGGAAAAATGTAGTGCAACGCCTCCAGGCGCAGCGCCAGGGACCTGGTCAGCTCCACCTCGGCGCCGCCGCCGAACGCCACGCCCAGCTGCCACTTGCGCTCGCTCACCGCGTCATCGCCCTCGCCAATGGTGAGCCTGGCGCTCTGCCACGCCGGGCCCAGCGTCAGGTAGAGAAGCGCCGGGCCAGCCGTGATGCCGGCGCGACCGCGGATGGAGGCCAGATGGTCCATGGAGGCACGCAGCACGAGCTCGTCCACCTCGCGGGAGCCCTTGACGCCGGTGAACATCCAATCGCCCTCGAGCCCGAGCACGACGTTGGAGGCCACACGCCAGTTCCAGCCGACGGCCGCGCCGGCCATCAGCTTGCCGTCGGCCAGGTCGAAACCCTCGGCATTGAGCACCGACACGTCATAGGCGCCGATCGCGGCCACATACATGCCGGTGCGGTTCCAATTCGGCTCGTCGGCATGAGCCTTGGAGACCGGAGCCTGAATCTTGCCCGAGCCGGGCAGCTCGCCGGCGAACGCGGCCGAGAACGTGAGCGCGGCCAACGCCACGCCCAGCAGCTTGGAGCGCATGGGATGTCCTTTCGAGATTCGCGTTTTGAGCGCGCTGCAGGCCCGTTTCGTTCCGGGCAGGGCCAGACACCCGAAATTAATTGAACGCTGTCCTGGGCCAAATGCGGGACGCTCAGAGCAATCTGGCACCGAGCAGCAGGGCGGAGACCAGCAGGGAGGCCAGCAGCAGCCTGTCGGCGAGCGTGCGGCCGTCGGCCAGGTCGGTCAGCCACCGATGATGAGGCGGAGGACGGCCAGCACCTTGCGCATGTCCCCCGTGCCCAAAAGCACGACCAACGGCAGCGCGAGCGCCAAGGCGATCTTGCCAATAGAGCCGACGGGCAGAGATTTCGGCTTCTCCATCGCCTGGAGCCGGCGGGAGAGATCGTCGAGGCGGAAGTCTGTCAGCTCGCGCTCGTGCTTGGCTTGCAGCTCCAGGGCGAGAATACGCTGCTCCAGACTGTCCATTGGGGGTCACATCGGGGCCTCGGAACGCAAGCGCCCCACCGCGGGATCTCCGGGGCAGGGCGCATTGTCTCAACTTGGGCACAACTGTGGCTTTTGTGGGCCCGGATGTCAAGCCTCAGGGATCTCGACCACAACGGCCCGCTCGCAGTCCTCGCAATACAACGGCAGTGGCTTGCCATTGGTATCCGTGCCGGCAAGCCGCGAACGCCTGATCTCCATCACGTTGCGGCTGGGGCTCTTCTCCGCCTTTGCGGAATCGTCCGTCCAGCGCGTACCACCAGGAGGTGGAAAGTGCACTACCTCCATCAGCATGTAACCGTCAGGGCGGCGGATAACCCAGCTCATCCTGCGGTCCTAAATACTCGTCGGCCAAGCTGTCAAGCAACGCCCCGATCCGGCCCACCGTGACCGCCCGTGTCGTCTTCGCGGTCTTGTAGCCCGAGTACATCCGGCCGAAGTCCCCGAGCGTGCCGCGGGCCAGCTCGCGATGCTTGATGAGAAACGCCATCAGCCGCCGCTCATGCGGGCGCAGCCGATTCAGCCGATAGTCCAGAGCAGCAATCGAGGGACCGCCGGGAGGCCACAAAAGCGGCCTGGTGCTCACGTCGACCTTGTCCCGCACCTCGCCAACGATGCCGCCCGAGGTGCCGTGCCACGCCTGCAGGTCGCGCAGCACCATCAACCCCGCCAGATACTGCCTCTCGGTCAGATGCGCCTCGGCGCGCATGTCCTCGAATACATCCCCCATCGAGCCGCCGGGTGCACCGGCAGCCGCCCTACGCCTGTTCGACATGTTTCCCCGTTCCCCGTTCAAGCCGGCGGCGCTTCCCCCTTTCTTGTTGCTTCCGCCGGATGCTCAGCCCGAGCCTAACCGATAGCGCAAAAATCGCGACAGGCGATCAGGAAACTGCGCGCACCGTACCGTCGCGCCCAACCGAGACCTTGCCCTTGTCCGTCTCTATCGTGATGTCCGGGTCACAATTGCACTCGCGGTCGCGGTAGATGCCGCAGGTGTCGTCATGCATCACGTTGGCATGAGCCACAGTCCCGGCGTCCAGGATGCCCTTCTTCTGCGCCAACCCGAGGCGCCTCAGATATTCGTGCACGACGTCTCCTCCTCGCTTGGCCTCGCCTTTGCACTCGCGCGTACGTGTAGATTGATTGGTGGGACAGCAGAGCTGGAATCAGCCTCCCCCAACCCCTCTTACCTATCCGTAGGAGGGGAGGAAGCGTTTGCTCAATTTTTGCCTGTCCCGCGTCCCATGCCCATAGGGTGCGGGACGCGGGACAGTTCGCCGAGTAGAATTTTATTCTACGCTTAGGGTTCTACCGCCCCATCGACGATATTTTCGTTCCTAATCCTCTCTTTCCTCGATCCGCTTCTTGGCCCGGTGCACTGCCGACTTGGACATGCCGAGCTCCTGGGCGGCGTCCCGCACCGACAAGCCGTCGGCCAGCAGCTTCGCGACCCGCTCCTCCTCGGCGTTGTCCAGGTCGATCATGGTCCAGGCGGCCTCCGTGCCGTTGGTCTGCAGCCGGGCCTCGAACGGCTTCACATCCTCGCCGAGGATCCGGCGGGCCTTCCGGTAGTGCACCTCGAAGCGGGCGCCCTGCTCCGGCCGGTAGTCGGCCGG